GCCACGATAGTACTAATTGAAACCCACCCTTGTGCGAGCAAAGAAGAGCTCTTTCGTCGAGAAAGATATTGGATTGAGAATACAGAAAACTGCGTAAACCGACGTGTTCCGGGACGGACAGTAGCCGAACACTACCAGGCCAACAAAGAGGCTATATCGGAGAAAGGGAAACAATACCGTAACGCCAACAAAGAGGCTATATCGGAGAAAGGGAAGTCATACTACGAGGCCAATAGAGAGGAGATTATTGAAAAAAGGAGAGCTTATAGAAACGACCAAAGCGAAGCGATATCAGAAAGAGGCAAACAAAAAATAGTTTGCGAATGCGGTTGTACTGTGACCAGGAGCAGCACGTCCGCACATCGAAAGACCGCCAAGCATATAGCTGCCCTCGCCCAACCAGTTATCCTCCAACAGCCGCCAGAAAATATTCACAATACAACTCCATCTTCTGAAGAACCTCAGGGGAAAGATGCGCGGGATTAAGAGAGAGCTTGTCCAGAATCATCTGGGTCGCTTTTTTTGGAGTCAAATCACCATACTTGTGTTTCATATGCAAAATCAGGGCCAGAAAGTCATGTAAATCCATATGAGCCAGCATGAAGTTCACGGGACTGTGTGGCAATTGGGAGTCCACAAATTTCTGAAGGTTAGCAAATTTCTGGTCCATGTATATATACTCCCCGGAAAAATATGAGCGATAATAGAATATCACAGGAGTTAATAAGGGCGATCGAGAAGACTGCGACACGGGAGCGCGAGGAGGCCGCCAGGGCATTCGACTTGGTTTGCGTTCGTGATCCAGTTACTGGCCGCATTGTCGCAAGACCCGGCCGCAAGATCAAGGTTTTGTGATGGGCGGACTCATTGGGGCCGTTTGGTCGGAGTCGATTGTGCATCCAAGGCACTCGCTGTGATAATGCTTGTGACTATAAGACTGGTGTAGATTGATGATCATAATAATAAAGCCGAGGCCGACATTAACGAGGCCTGTGATATCAGCCGGGGTCCAAGTTGAGGACTCTGTCGTGTTCATATATTGTTAGACAAAAAAATCTAGCGCGTGATATAGTCACATGGATAACGACCAGTTTATCGCCCAGAAAGTAGCCGAGTTCAAGGGCCAGACACCCCCTCCTCCTTCCAAACAGGAAAAGCCGCACGAAAGCGATGAGTCTGATGAAAGCTCACTCGAATATGAGCACAATGTTGCCCCACCTGATGACCTGGACCTTGTACTCAACAATGTAATTCACTTATCACTCTGAGATGGCCCCGACAGTATCATTATTTTGGTCCCTTATTTTTTGCCTTATAGTATACCATGCCAACACATTTGGTGATAAACAGCGCCGATCGACAATCTGGTGGGACGGCCAGCGAGTTCAGAGTCTCTATTCCCTCATTTTATGGTACTGGTTTAGTGGCCTTGCTCTCGGCGAGTATCCCCAACACACTTTACAACATTAGCAGTGCGACGAACAACAACACGATTTATTGGAGTCGAGCCGCGACGCCTTACTCTGCGACACTCAGCGATGGAGCCTATGCCGTCACTGATCTACTTACTGCTCTTCCTGCCGCGATGAACAATGCAGATGCCGGTGGAGTCTACTCGGCCACATACAACACAGTGACTATGAAGCTTACTATCACTTCGACCGATGCGACCTTCTCTCTTACTCTATCAAATCGCACCAATGCCGCCTGGAACAATCTGGGCTTTCAATCTACAACGAATACGGCGGGGGCTCTCTCTCAAGTGGGCGACAGTGTGATCAGGTTGGACTTCCCAGCTCATTTGTATATTGATATCTCGTTGCCTGGACAGGACGTCGTCAATACTAGCTGGGTGAGGGCGAACTATCTTGTCCCAATGACGAACATCAGTCAATACGTCGAGGTTTACAACAGGGCAAGCACTTTCGACCAGCTTCAATGTTACAGTCTGGGGAACGGGGTGTCCTCATTATATGTTAGATTGCTTCGTCCTGATGGGTCCGTTGCTCAGTTGAACGGCGGTGAATGGAGTTTTGTACTCGGAGTCGAAATCAACTAAATAAAAAAACAGGTTTTTATTCCATGAGTGAATTAAAATAGTCTTGATAGTATACAGCCTGCCAAGCACCAACGTCTACACCGATGCATTCGAGAAAGGAGACTAATGCAGTAATTTCTGGAGTGCGGCGTTCATAATCTTCTGCTGTCCAAGCTAACCTTTCTTGACGAGAAGGGAACAATTCAGCATGATGATCTTGAAGTCCTAATGGTGACCGCGACTGGACATATGGTGTGATTGGGAGTCCATGTATCTCATCATAGAATCTGCCCCTCATTTTGAGATTAAGGTCAATAACATATTCCATTGCCTTTGGGAAGAGAAGAAGGCTATAAAATCTGGTTATTTCTTCGTCTCTGTGTTCTTGGTCTTCCTTTTTTTGTATTTCGGGGTCTTGTTCCTCTGATGTCTGTTCTAATTGGCTGAATGGATTCGGCGGGATGAGAGGTTCTCGCTCCCATTCTGATGTGTATTTATCTGGCGTCTGGTAATGTTGTGGCACCTTCTTTAAGAATCTCGTGTGGATATCAAAATATTCGGGCATTGTTAAGTCGGGTGGTAAATGGTAACCAGGCGGGAGACGGTAACCTTCTTTCATCGGTTTTCGGGCACGGAAAAAATAAAAAAAGACCCGATTTATTACTTTTCTTCAACCATAGGTGATTCAGAACTTGAGCTCAAATCAGCATCAATTTTCTTCTGTTGATCAGCAAACTGAGCCAGCTTTAATCTTATTTCTTCCTTCTGTCGTCTATCCTCTTCTTCGAGACGGTTACAGAATTCAAACTCCATCTTCAATTCTGGTGCTCGTTTTGCAGGATCCTTCTTAAAAACAGGACCAGCTACTACAGGCGTCTTCGGCGTTGGCTTAATTTGCAATGTAATATTGGCAGAAGACCAAAATGCTAATCTTTCTGGGAACATTGGATCGATAATATATTCATGTACGATGAGAGGACGTTTGGCGACTTCCCTCCAAGCAATGCCAGTAAGAAATACCAACTTCGGATAATGAACATACAATTCTCCTAATCTGACATATCTTCGTACATCTTTCGGCTCAATAGCACCATGTCCAACAATCTTTCTTTGTTGTAACCACTTTACATAAGCTCCTTCATCCTTTCCCTTCATAACCCACCAGTTTTTAATTTGCCACAGTGTTTTACCGAGCACACATGCATTCAAGAACACTAGATTCTCTGAAGCTCGCAAGTGTATAAGGCACTGCTCGAGTGTCTTGAAAGCTGAAAAGGTCAGAAAATCGTTTTTTTTAATTTTGTAAAGAATGTTTTCATACCAATGTCTTCATTCGAAATTTTTTTGACAGCTTCATCTGTGAGCTCGGTGCCAACTATCGATACACCTTCATGATGGGCCCAGCGAGCCATTTGGGTCTCAACATCCCTTTCCGCTCGCATCAACCTGTTCTTAAATACTGCTGCCTCATCGGCATCTCTTCTTGTCTTAGCGGTAACGTTGGCTGTAACCGTTTCGGTGAGTGCTTTCATTTCTTCTTGCTTTTTTGAGGAATTTGGTTTTCTTTTAGCTTTGGCAGGGGTCGGTTCTTTGAGAATTTCTTTTCCACCTTCGAGAAACCCTTTTTGAGCTTCGGGAGACATCTTTGCAAACCTAAGGATCATCGTCGTTTTATCCATCTTGGTCAAAGCGGCGATGATATTTTCTACGTCATTGGGGTTGTCCATCTTTTGTCACGTGATAAATTGGTCGAGCTCGACCAAAAAAAATCCTGCAATGAGCAACCCACCTACTCCTGCTGAAAAAAGAGCCAACCGAGAATCAAAAAAGACGTCAGGTCAAAACCCTAATGATATAGCCGCCGACAAACTCGCAAAATCTCTCTCAAAAGCACTCAGTTTCGTTGACCCCATTTTTCCAACACGGGAACAAAGAAGTGGATGGACATTAGATGATTACAACACATGGATTTTAAAAAACCCTAAGCCACACCATACGAGCCTCGTATCTCAAGTATCCGAAGAAATTTTTTATCAAGATTATTTTGCTCTCCTGAATGATTGAAGATTCAAAAAATAAAGAATCAATTTATTTACTTTCGTCTTCCGTTGATTCTGGATCTTTTGGCTTTTCTTGCCGGCGTCTTTTAGGCGTTGCATCATTTGCAACCGTCCATGTGCACTTCTGCGCAAAAATATATAGCTATCCTATAGGTAACGAGTGGCGCGGTTAGCTCGGCCTGTCACAGCTTTTTTAGAAAAAAAGCTAAGCAAAAAAGCCACCTTAGCATTATACCGCCGCGTTAGACAATGTTCCATTCTACTGTTACATCATATGGATTTGGCCCCATCGGTAAACTAAATTGGCCTCCAGTTTGCAACTGTATAGACACCAACCCTCCATTTGTTACGTAGACTACTGCCAAGTTGGTACCTCCAGAATTCGTTACTGGGATCCACTGGTATAAACTATATGTCGGATAGAATGCCGCCGGGAATCCCGCCCCAGATAAACTGATTGAGTGGGCAGGTTGTGATGTTGCCGTTAGTGAAAAGTAAGGGATAGTCATTGTGACCCGTTTTCCAGAAAGAGTGAGAGTGAGAGGGACCGTAGTCGTACTGGTTCCACGGACTGTCATGGTAGTTATGGAGCCCACGTCCAGCGTTGCTGTCGAACTCCATGTAGTAGTTGCCATCGACATTGATTCCATCAGGTGTGTAGATGGATCGATGACTACCATCTGCTTAGACCCCAAGGTTGTAGTATTCTGTATTCCGCCAAGATAGCATTTGAGAGAAGCCGAGGTCCCAATTCTTACATCCCCGTCGACTGATGTTCCAAATGTGCCGTCGGATATCTCGATGGCGTGGCTCAAAGAACTCAAGCTGCTGAATGCGGCCGAGTTACCAATAATAGTATTCCCCTGTCCCGTCGTAATAGGCGCCCCTGCATTCGTGCCGAGTAGGACATTATTTTGGCCACTGGTACAGTTGGTGCCGGCCCCAGAACCTGCAAAAGTATTAAATACCCCGGTAGTTATGGCCTTACCACAATTATACCCCACTGCGACATTATCAGTCCCGCTAGTAAGAGCCGTGAGTGCTGACGACCCTATTCCAGTACAGTTAGTAGATGTAAGAGTAAAGTTACCAGCACTGTTGCCCATGAATGCGTTCGTGAGGCCATTGTATGAGTGCATGAATCTAACCCCGTTTGATTGAAGGACACCGACTGAGAGGGATGTTGTAGGTAAAAGATTGATGGAATTATTAAAGGTCTTCACTCCCAAGAATGACTGTGTTGTATTGGTGACTACTCCGCCGTTTGTCGCATCAGCAGGCGCCAGATTGAGTGTTGTGCCCGTGATGGATGCCCCGTTCGCAGTCGATGTCCCACTAATCGGCCCGACCGTAGTAGACCCACTCGCAGGAATGGCCTGTGACCCAAGTTGACTAGTAGCAGGATTGATGACCACCATCTGAGGAGTCCCGCCCGGTGCCACACCTTGTACACCCGCGATGATGCAAGAAGTCTGCGTCCCAGGAGTACCTATCTTAATCGCCCCGCTGTCAGTGACTTGTCCTACATTTGCCACAAGTATATTATTGGAAGTTGTAGTGATGGCCGACCCAGCATTCTGCCCGAGGCATACGTTCGAGCCCCCTGACGAGAGTGACCCAAGCGCACCTGACCCGAGTGCCGTATTGTTTGCCCCATTGAGAGTAAAATTTCCTGAACTTTGGCCGACGAAAATATTCCCTGTGCCCATCGTGTGCAGTAAGCTGGCGCCGGATTGCTGAAGGACACCCACGTTGAGACTACTCGTCGCGAACAGATTGATGGCCCCAGTGAAAGTCTTGACGCCCGCGAATGATTGAGCACCCGTCGTCACGCAGCCACCAAAACTTGAACTGGCCGGCTCGAGCTGAAGTACCCCCGCATTGATGACCGCGCCGTTTGCATTTGGGACACTGTCGATAGCCCCGAGGGTAATAGGACCGACTGCATTGGCGCCAAGATAGAGCTTGCCCGAGTTGAGCCACAGAGTATTGGCCGTCCCCGGGTTGACTGCCTCAGTGATAAAAGTAGCCGAATTGATGGGCGATATGTTCTTGCTAGAGTCACAGATTACACCCGAGCCCACCAAAGTATTCGATGTCGAGCCGAAGAGGACAATTTCCCCCGTGCTGGTTGTCCCACTTGAGGGCACTGTAAGAGTAGTAATCGATGAGAGCCCGCTCGATGTCGGCTCGTTTATGATTGTTTTCATCGACATGGTATACTATGAGGCAAAAAATAAGGGACCAAAATAATGATACCCTATGAGTTCGATATGCGAGTCACGGTAACCATTGTCTGCTGCCCACAAAGCCCCCCAGCGGAGTCCGTCCCACTATGCAAGCGCAGTACCGATGTCCCACATGTGGCCCCGATGTATATTTTTAGAATTGCCCCGGCAACAAAGTTTTGAATTACGGTAAGAGGGAACGCTGATCCGCCCGCTGCGGGCTCGATAGTGTACTGCCCGTATGAATATGGCACGTTGACAAAGCCAGTAGAATCAGAATACTTGAATATGACTCCCACCCCAATGGACTGAGTGTTAACCCCGCTGATTTTGTCGATACATATGCAGCCGGTTATAAGGAGGGTGCACGCTTTTAGGCAGAGGATCATGGTCGCCCCTCCCTCATACTCGGTGTCACTATAGATGTCGAGGTAGTCAGGATCGGGATTATTGGGGAATCTGTGTCGATGAACTGTCAGGGGCACAAGCCCGTTGTCCGGGTCCGAGATAGTGAGGACTTGCGAGGTGGAGGTATTGATGGACTGCCCATTGAGCTCATCGAAGTAGACCCCCCAATAATTTGCTTGAGTGATAGGATAGCCCGTTGTATTAAGTGGGCGTAGTTGGATTGATCGTGAGCCGTTCGTGGGCGCATACCATACATTACTCGTGCTTGTTGAGGTCGATGAGGAGGAAGATGATGTCCCCAAGTTCTGATTAATGATATTCTTCGCGGACATCTGGCGCCGTTGTATACTGAGTCCTACAAATTTTTGCCGACCATAAAAATCGACTGTGCACCCCTGTGCACCCCTCTCAAATCCAATATCTAACCTCGGGAAAGCCCGGTGCACCCCTGTGCACCCCCTGTGCACCCCTGTGCACCCCTGTGCACCCCCCTCAAATCCAAAATTAGAACCTGGGAAGGGCCCTGGAAGAATCGCGCACCCTGTGCACCCCCCGGCGAAAAGTCTCCACACTTTACAAGAGGTACTAGGATGGTGAAGTATAGTATAGTAGTCTTGGGCGACTTTTGGGGGGGGGCCCCATGTCCACTTTTTGAAACCCAGAAAAGGGTGCAAGGGGTGCACCGGGCCTCCCCAAGGTTAGATATTGGCTGTAGGGGGTGCACAAGGGGGTGCACAGGGGTGCACAGGGGTGCACCAGGGCTTCCCAGAGTGAATACAGACCCAGATCAAAAAAAGAGGGCCGCCCAGTTAGATTACATCGACCTCTCCATCCCTCTCCTTGAATTTGATCCCCGCGAAAACATAGCCGGACCTCTTCTTCTCTTTAGTGTGCTTCTTCCCTATCTCTTGCGAAAACGTCGGCAACTTCTTGGGCTGTGTATTTCGAATGCGGCACCATTCGCAGTATCGCGCATAGAGGGCAGTGGATCCAATACCAGTCCCAGGCTCGGTCTCATCGTATAGAAACTCGCCCAGTTCATCGTTCTCTGCCAAATATTCTGCTGTGGCCTCTTTCATAGCAGCAGGAATCTCAACAATTCCGGTCTTATACCAACTGATAGCCCCGTCGAGGACCCATGTGAAGAAGGCATCGAGCAGGTCGGTTTGCAACCTGAGTGCCAGCGGCCCATCCTTCTTGCGTTCGTTCGGCCCCGCTGGATTATCTACAAACTTGGTCAGGAAGGGAATAAACTTGACTCGACGCACCATTGCCTCATCGTTCACATTGATCTTTGGCTTGTGATTCGTCGCAACGAGCAGCTTTGCATAAGATTTGAACTGATACTCCTTCTGATACTTTGGGTTCACAGTAATAAGATCATCGCCGGAAGCCATCTTCAGCACTCCATCGTCCAACTCATCATCGGCGCCTGTCTCCGAGAACAGCACCATACGGGTGTCCTTGAGCACTTCCTTCTCGGGGGTCAGTTTGGAATCGGACTTGGTTTTGATGAAGAGACACTTACTGGCGGACTTGCAATAATCGCCCAAGATAGCCTTCATCAGATTCATGATGGTCGACTTTCCGTTGTCTCGAGCACCCCACCAAACGAACACTGCCTTCTCATTAATGTGGCCAGTAATACAGTAGCCCAGCGCCACCTGAAAATAGCGCAATAAGGCCTCATCCCCACAACAGATGTCCAACATGAACTTCTCTACCATCCCTCTGCGGCCCTCATCGCGGTCGATACTCACGGGGCATTGAAAAGTAAAGTTATGAGATTGAAGGCGCGGGGTTGTCTCTCCGGTTCGCAGATCGACGACTAGGCCGCCCTTAATGGGCAAGAGGTCCGGCTGCAGATTGATCTTTGTAATGAAGTCTACGTCTGTAAGCATCGGTCTTGCCTTGTAAACCACGTCCATGGCCGGTCGATAGTTCATAATCTTCTCCTTCCTCGCCTGCATGGTCTTGATCTGCGTCATTAGCGCCTTTTGGAGGCTTTCCTCTGTGGCCTTATCTAGCGCGTTTTCTAAGTGGGTGATCCTTTCCATGAACACGGGCTCTAATCTCTCACTAACCTGATTCCCAATCCAGGCACAATCACGATTCTCCCAGAGGCACGACTTGTCATCCCACAAGTAACAGGTTCCATCAGAGGACACGATCTTGATGTTATTTCCTGCGAGCTCCTTAAAGATCAATGCGAGCCCATAATCCCCGCGAGATAAGTTTGTCACAGTTTCATCCTTTACGCTGGCCCTATTTTTCAGCCAAGTGAGACATGGGCCGGCGTCCTCGACACGCACATCGCACTTCAGATATTTCGCATCATTATCTTCTTTGTTATATCCCTTCTTGTCCTGAGCACTCCATACGTGTAAGAAATAATGAGGGTCAAAGTCATCGGCTAATTGTGCAGCAGACTTCACTCGCCACAAGGTCTTCTTCCAGGTGTCTCCTTCGGCCCGGGTAGTAGGCAATTGTTCGATGAATGAATTAATAAGCGCTCCGTTGACAGGATACTCGATGCCGCGAATCTTGATCGTCTTCTTCTCCTCGTTATAATCATTGGGCACAGTTCTGTCTTGATTTTTGGCCTCATTGGCGGCCTTCTCCTCGGCCTCCTCTACTTTGAGTTTCTCCTCGGCCTCATTGAATGCCGCGAGAGTCTCCTCTGTCCAGTCAGCCTCAGGGTCGTTGTAGATACTGTACTTGATTACTATATCGACCATCTCCTGGAAGGATAGGCGGCGAACGTTACAACCCTCTGGCGCATAGACTCCCTTATTAGGCTCGAGCCGTGTGGGGATATCGTTACCACTCAATACTTTCACGCTGAGAGCCGATCTGATTCCGGGTGCGCTGGCATCAAAGATGTTCTTCCATTCGGCCGGGGTGTAATGATTCTCTACCAGCTCGACTGCATTCTGGTACAAGTACTCCCGCAACCACTTAGCAATTGCTCGCTTGCGGCAGGATGATCGAAAGGTAGATGCCGGTACATTCATGATCAAGTGGACCTTTCTACTTGAAGTACTTCGCAAGACTAATATCTCGGCGCCCGTGGTCAACTCGAAGAGAGCAGTAGTAATATAATCAAGTAAAGTATCTGGAATGTCGGCATCGAGATCTATGTACTGGAGATGCTTGCACTCTTCTGGAAACTCATTGAGGTAGAAATTATTCCCTTGCTTCTTCATCAGGTCCTCCACCAGGCTTCGTAAGAATTGGACAGGCGGCCCAGATCGACATAATTCATTGGAGGTCGGATGTCGCCAGGTCTTGATCACATTGAAGGCCTTATTTCCGTCCTTGTAGCCAACAAAATCAGTCCGATGGGTGTTAGTGCAAACATTGTCGTGCTTGGACATCTTGCAGATAGTATCATGATAGAATTTAACCTGCTCCTCGTCGCTTATCGGCTGAAGAGCCTTCTTGGGCCTCTTGGGAGCCTTCTTCGGAGCCTCTTTGGGAGCAACAGGAATCTGAGGGACATCCTTTGGGTCGCGGGGCTTATAATTGGCGATGAACTCTGCTGGGGAGACAACAGGGGCGGAATCGAGCGAATCAAGATATTGCTTGAATGACTCATCATCAACATCGTCCTCATCATCGAGAGGGACAGACTGCTGATGATTTTTCTGGATGACCGCGTCGAGAGATTCTGTGTTGAGAAAAGACAGGCAATCAGGTAGAACCAATGACATGTTTAGAGTCCTATACGTGTATATACATAATCGGGTATATAATCTCTATAGTGAAATTAATAATAATATAGCTAAGGGGTCTTCGCACATGTTGTCCCGGCGGCCTTCTCAAAAAAATGGACAACTTGCTCCACTCACTTCTTGTCCAGATTGGGCCCGACGCAAAATCGGGGGATATCCTTAGGTGCCATCACGACCTGATATCGAGAGGCTCTCTCTTGGCTACCATTACGGGCATCATAGACTAGACAGTGGTATTTTGGGGTGGTCGCATTGGTATAGAAGGCCTTCCATTCTTCGAACGAACCGATTAGCTGACCATAGTATTCGTACAACGCTTGAATGGCGCTCTTACTTCCAAGGAAGAACATGAAGGTCTTGAAGCTATTAGTATGAAACAACGGTGGGATGGCCTTCGGATATTGAGTCGACAACAGGACGGTCACGCCGTAATGACGCACTTGGGTGACCAGACTGACTAGTTCTGGCGACCTCCACTGTTTGCCCGAAATACAATCATCGAACACAATAAGGCCAGACGGGTGTTTGCCCGCCTCTATCTGTTTTTGGAAGATGTCCTTGAAGTTGCGCAGGATATCCTCAGAGTATTCATGGTGGACAAATCGCCGGTCCACATAGTCAAAGTTCCCGTCGACGAAGCCGGTATTAGAGAACACCAGGGCCACATCAAACTTCTTCTTGTTTTTGCACACGATGTACCTCAGGAGGTGGGATTTGCCTCCTCCTTGCAATCCACAGACCAAATATAATCCGGGGAGTTCGAGGTTTAGTTCAGCTTCGCTCATTCTATATCAATGGTAAAAAAAGGCGGGCCATTACATATTTATTTATTCATTAATTTTCTATTGCCCCTCATATAGCTACCACATGCCAGTCTCCGCACAACAAGTACTTGACGCCCACCGCCACTACCGCAAGCTCAAGAAACAATACAAAATTGAGAATACAGCCACCGAGTCATCCGCCGCACCTGCTGTAGAAACACTCTCCGCTGAGAGCCCAAAGGTCAAACACAAGAGAAGACCCCGCGACCCTACTCGTGCCAGAACCGAGAAGGAACGGGCCAACGACGAGCGACTTAAGCGCCAGACCGCACTTGCTCGCGAGATTCGGGCAAAGGATCCTTCTATGAAATGGGTCGATTGCATCAAGAAGGCCGCGGCCGAGATGAAAAAGGAGTAGTCAAAAAAAGACTGGACCCAATGTCTCACCATCTCTCACCACTTTGATCTGGAAATCCGTAACACTCTATGCATCTGCAGTTCCATCCAAGTTCTTCTGCCTCGCAGTATGCCTCGGGCATGTGTCCGAGTTCCCTCTCGTTCTCCTCGCGGGGCTGCCAGAATCTCTTCTTATGGAAGCTCTTGATGACACCGAGAACGTCTGCATTGAGATGAGTCAATCGGTTGGCCTCCTTTTGGGCCGCACGGTACTTCCTACATTCTTCATCAATCCATTCCTTATTTTTTTGATAGTAGATCGCGCTAACTAGCTCGCCATAAAATTCCTCATAGTCCCGCTCATAGAGTTCGGCCCAGTCCAATACCCAGTGCTTCTCATATCGTGCGCAGAGTTCTTCGTCCGTTAGCTCCATGTTTATACATATAGCCCGACCAAAGTATTTAATATGAATAAGAAAGCACATAAAAGCACAGGTTATGTCTAAGTATCAACAAGGCAAAGTCTACAAGATCATCAGTCCGAACACCGACAAGATCTACATCGGGAGTACGACCGAGCCCACTCTGGCATGTCGACTCAGAAAACACAAGGACCAATATCGCAGATGGGTCGCAGGGAAGATGAAATTCTGTCTGGGTTCGTTCGCCATTATTGAGGCCGGAGCGTCATCGATCATCTTGCTCGAGTCATATCCCTGTACTTCGAGGGACGAACTGAGGGCGCGCGAGCAGCATCATATTGATCTTCATAAAGCAAATTGTGCTAATCTCGTCCGGGCGTATGTCACTCAAGAACAACAGAGGGCCCATTACAACGAACATCTGGTCTGTACCTGCGGGGGTAAATATACGAGATCGAATTTTGCTGTCCACTGTAAGAGTGAGTCCCACCAAAAGTATCTCGCCGGGGAGGCAGTGGATGATGCCATACAGAAGAGACGGGCATTCGCTCAAGGGGAAAGGGGGTCGAAATGGCAGCACACTAAGGTCAATTGTGAGTGTGGAGGAAGATACACGATGGGTAACAAGGCCGGTCACCTCAAGACAATAATACATATGGCTCATGTGGGGACCCCTGTCTTGCTCGGGCAGTAAAAAAACGAGGGATCATTTTTTTCCTCATCTGTTGCCTCGAATACTTCTAGCATTGAAACAGGGGGTACAGTCGTGAAGGTACTGAAGTGTACTGTTCCCGTGGGTCACCTGCATGCAGCTGTTCGGGGGAGCGAAGCGTTGACAAGATGGGCGATCGTATCGGATGACTCGAAGGGCTTCTCGGTCAGGCTCGGATGAGTAGTGTGTCGAGCACAGGAAGCACGGACAGTTACCACCTATATCTCGCGCCCTGCAGTACTCCGACTTGATCCGGTCATAGAAATCGGTTGCCCATTCACATCGCCACTTACCATAGTTAGCAAAAATGTAATCCCGCCGGCTCTTGTGAAAGAGTGCCTTGCGAAATTCCTTGATGATGTATTTATAAATATCCCCATGCGCCACTTGACGTATCAGATCGATGACCTCCATATACCTAAGGCAAAAAAATAATCCAGGTAATTAACTCTATGTCCTACTCTTCAACAAAGACTCTGAACGCATCAGTCTTCCAATGATGTAGGGCCGCAATGTAACACGCCACGTCTCCCGGCGCGAGTTCCTTCAGCAATAAGATCTTGTGATAGAGGTCCTTGAGGTAGGTGTTTCGATAGATCCATTCGACAGCCGGCTGTCTCCCAAAGGCGCGCAATGTCGGCCTCAATGCTTGATCCCCGCACGGACACAAAGAGTAATGACAACAATGATTACTCCAATTTCCCATAAAGTAGTAGTCCTGAGTGGTCAACCTATAGGGACGAAGAGGAATGAGACTGGCTTTGTATGGGAGTGTGCGCACACTGTATCTGAGGGGTCTTCTCACATTGTCACTGTCGACGAAATAGGTCATCTCCCATTTGGGACCGGTATAACAATCGATGTCCATATACCTAAGGCAAAAAAATAATAGATACTGTTAACTATATATCTACCACATGATCTTGGCCACACGGTTCAAGGGCAGTGAGCCGGGCGGGGGATCCTCGGCCAGCTTCTTCCAGTTAGGATAGATGAATCCCTGTGGGCTAATCATAAAGTTAATATGGTCCGAGTGCGGATAGGAGGCTATGGTCCTGAACACTTGGGTCCACACGCGAGTGAATGTGTGTTCATACTGGTAGACCAAGTCATCCCGGGCGAGCATCGTGAGGTACTGTCGGATTATGGTGTCGACATCCGGGAGGCCAAGTTGGGCGGTGAGTAGAAGGTGATGTTTGCAGCGGGACCACAACAACTCGAGGCACTGGGCCTTCGTTATGGTGAGGACGAGGTGGTCATTGGCGAAGTAGGGTTCGTTCATGGGTCGTATACTAGTGGGCGAGATACTTGGATGGCCACTTATATCGTTATGAATAAAACCACATATACTATCACGAAAACACATGGCTAACAAGTATCAGCGAGGCAAGATCTACAAGCTCATCAGTCCAAACACCGACAAGATCTACATCGGGAGCACGACCGAGCCCACTCTAGCATGTCGATTGAGAGAGCACCGGGTGGGTCATCGAAAATGGCAGGCCGGAAAATATCACCATATCAGTTCATTCATACTGCTCAATGCGGGAGACTGCTCAATTATCTTGCTCGAATCATATCCATGCAACTCGAAGGATGAACTGAGGGCCCGAGAGCAACACCACATTGATCTACATGCGGACATTTGTGTCAATATGCGTAGGGCTCATACGACACCCGAACAGCATCACGAAGCTCGCAACGAGCATATAGTTTGTGAGTGTGGAGGTAAGTACACGAGAGCAAATTGGTCGATCCACACTAAGACAGCGGGTCATCAACAGTATCTAGCCGGCGGGGTTATCGACGCGAGTGTCCAGAAGAGGTGGGACTTTGATGAGACGAAGCGAGCACTCGATCCAAAAAATGAGAAGATGGTTTGTGAGTGTGGAGGTAAGTACACGAGACAAAATCGATCGATCCACATCAAGACCCAGCGACACATAGTACACTTTGCGACTCCAGTGTTGGCCACCCAGAAGTAGGTTCATGACCACTCTTTTTTTGCCCCTGTCGTCATATATAAGCCATCGGGCCACTGAATCACTAGAGTTAGCCTGAGTTTGCTGGTGGTGAGAGGATTAATTTCGAGACTCCTTGGTGCATACCTGCGCACCCCTGTGCACCCCCTTGTGCACCCCCTACAACCATTATTTCCACCCGGGAAGCCCTGGTGCACCCCTTGCACCCTTTTCTGGGTTTCAAAAAGTAGCCATGGGCCTCCCCCAAGAGTCGCCCGAGACTACTATACTTCATCATCCTAGTACCTCTTGTAAAGTGTGGAGACTTTTCCGGAAAAGGGTGCACAGGGTGCGCAGGTATGCACCGGGCCTTCCTGGGTCCTTATCTCCTGTAAAAAGGGTGCACAAGGGGGTGCACAGGGGTGCGCAGGTATGCACCGTCGATCGACAGACTCTTTCAGTCAGTTACCGGGAATGTTCCTCCATTTAGAGTTATATGTATTAACATGGAAAGACCAACATGCCTCGAAGAAAGTACCAAACAGATGAAGAGCGCATGAATGCCATCAGGGAACAGCGCAAGAGATACTACCAGGAACATCGTGAGGCCCACATCGAGCGCACCAGACAATATCATGCAGCTTGCCGAAATGATCCTGAGAAGATGGCAGCCATTCGTCGACGAGAAAGGGAAAACTATGCGGCACATCGCGCGGCTGTCAGTGCTAGCCTACAAGAATGGTTGAATGACTAGATGTATAATAGAAAAAAAGAAGGGAAGATGGGGGTCTTCTCTTTTTTGCCTTATTTTTTTAGGAGCATGACGGCGGCCACAGCAACCGCGCCGACAGCCAGGGGCCATCCAAGTTGACCTAGTCCTTTGCTCACATCGCCGACGGCACCCCTCGCGCTATCTGCGACCCCAGTAATTGTCGAGCCCGTCTTATCGAAGACCCCGACGACGACGTCTTTGTATGTGTCCTCTGTCTTGCCTATTAGGTTGCCCGCGCCGGATACTAGATCTCGAGCGTCTTGATGGAGAGTTTGTACTACTGATTCCACCTTTTGGCCCGCCCCGGAGATGGCATTGGCGACATAATTGTAGGCCGAGGTGGCCTTATCTTTAACATAGTTAAACGCGCTGCTGAACCCAGATGTTATTCTGTCGAAGAAGCCCATGTGTCTGTCGTATAATATGGTCAAAAAAATTGCAGGGAAATAATTGGCGGATTTATTGATTCACCTTGGCCATGAACGCGCGGTGTTTTTCTGTGCGTCGATGACGAGGGAGGTGGATCAGAGTGACCGAACTGCCGCATTCACACTCTACCATCTTCTGTCTGTATTCAGCAATTGCTTCCTTGTTCTTCTCATTGTAGGCTCTATGTTTTGCCTCGATTGCCTCCTTGTTGGCCTGATAATACTCGGCCTTGTACTTTTTTGCCTCCTCTTGATGCTCAGCTCGGTACTCTTTTTGGTAGGCTGCGGCTTCCTCCTTATGGGCCTCGCGGTACTCCTTTTCGGTCCTCAGAGGGATATACCGATTGACGCAGTTTGCGGTAGCCTCGATGTGCTTTCTTTCGGCTCGCAACAGTTCCTCCTTGTTGTTGCATGGACAATTTTCGATGAGTACAATTTGGGCGTCCGGGTACTGCAAAATCTCATATGATGTGTACTTGCCGTAAGGAGATCCCGTTATGTGGGAGCGATATTTCTGCCTGTGTTGCCCCATCCGTTTACTGAGTGGGACGCATGTAGAGCCAATATAGACTTGGTTGGTTTTGGCTGAGACGATCTTGTACACTCTTCCTTGTTGATAGCGATTCATTTCATACCTTAATGTTCTTATTTCTTCAGATAGTTTCTTTTTTTTTCCTTTCATTGCTTCTTCTCGATGCTTCCTTTGAGGATTCTGAGGGCATTTCCACGAAGGGCCAGCACGTCAACTTGGCAGCTCCCACTTGCGAAGGATGCGCCCGGAGTGAGGATGAGGTTTTCATTTCCTTTAAAGACCTGGTAACCATGGTTTTGGCCCATGAAGAAGTCCTGGACAACTGAGGCAGAGAAAGGCACCATGTAATAGTTGGAGTTCAACCCAGACTCGTTATCCATTTGGGCCGCGAGAATGACTCTTGAGCGCGCATGGGTCTTGATATGATTTCCACAGAAGATGGTTCCACTCTCATCCTGAACTGAGAAGCTATCAATTGCCAAGAATGTACCCATTGTTGCACCGGTTAATGGAGAGGCTCGAATCACAAAGAACAGTGCACTGAACATTCCATTGAGGCCCGAGAGTTTGATGGTCGATGTCACTGAGGCAGTAAGAGTCAAGGTTTGGGTGAAGTGATCGAATGCGAAGTGTGGGAGATAGATTGGTGTGTTATTGAATGGAGTGACTAGGCCACGGTAGAGGCGGGTTCTTGCTCTTCTCTTCTCCTCCGGTTCGTTGAAGCCCGCTGTTAAAATGCAAAATTTTGTAAATGTTGGATGGGAGCCTGCTAGGATGTTTAGGGCGCTAGTATTCGCATAGAATTTGAGTGATAAGTATCCATTGAGGCCCGACAAGTGAAGACGGCATGCGTTGAAGAGAGTAAGAAGCGGCAGGTAGAGCTCGGTTGATGCGGTATTTGCGATGACGACTCCCGATGTGGCATAGGCGCTGGTCGTACCCATGAGTGCTGCCAAGTTCTCGAACTCTACCCTAGGAAGCATACAGGTTGTGATCCAACTATCAAGGTCGGTAATATTTGCGAGTACATTGCCGTTTGGTGCGCGGATCTCAATGCGGGAGAACCAGAAGGCTGGGGCGGCGATTGTACATGATGCACCCGTGCTGTTTGTGATCTGGGCGCAAAGGAATGCATGATCGATGACTGAGACGTCGGTTGCGTCCAACTTGAACTCTACTGTTGACCCGGCCAAGACTGACGAGGAGGAGAACCCATTGTTGGACTGGATCTCATTCATATCTTGTACGTGGCTAGCAACATCAAAACGGCGGGGGACGAGAGCGGTCTGTGGGGCATTATCATCCCATGGTTCTAGGCCGTGAAAATCGGTCTCAAAATCCTCGCTCAAGATATTATTGACGCCCACGTTGCGAGCTCGGATGCGTACTTCGTTGACTGACATTGTCTGTATACATAGATCCAGAGAATTATGGAAAAAAATAAAAAAATAGGGTTTGATCGGCGAGGGTAAATTAATAGACAAAGCCGCCTTGTTTGCTGAAGACGCGGTAATATGCGTAATCGCCCGCAACGAATGCCCCCCCTCCCAAAAATATTGCGGTTTGAATTGGGACTTCACCCATCATTGAGAGTGCAAGGTATGACCCGGCGACCGCGCCACCGACTGAGATGGCGGCCGATTCGATTCCTTGATATTTTTGTGATTGAGGGATGTAAGGCAGTACAAATTTATGGGCAAGATCTCCAGTCCAAGAACCAAAGCTTGCTCCGAGACCGATGGCCACGGGACCCGGGACAGACATCCCCGCGACTGTGACTGAGCCTCCCGGCACGAGCAATGCCGCAGCAGACCCTGCGATGACTCCAGTGAGTGCTGCCTTGGTCAAAATCTCTTTCCACTCTACAGACATGGTACTGTAGCTGCTCATTTCTGGGTTGTCTTCTGACATCTTGCAACAGGACATATGCTTCTGTAAAAAAAATTAATGTCGACGATTTATAATTCATCAAACCTCGGGTCGGCAGTCGTACCCTCTGTCTTCACTGGCCGCTTAGGAGTCTTCTTCTTGGGCGCGGGGTTGACCGGTGGCTCGCCTGCACGCCTCATTACGGCCTCCAGCCCTTGTCTTTGTTCGGGAGTCATTGCCTCCAGGCTCGAGTTCACTGTGTGTCTATGAACGGCTGTCATTATTAGGGTGAAGGCCAGCTTTTGTTGAGGAGTGCTATTGATACCGAATCCTGAGTCGATAATTGTATATTTGATCATATCCTGTACATCAGGCCGGAAGCAGACTTCATGGGTCCCTTGAATGCGGAGGGGAGTGAACTGGGCGGCAAGATCCTCGATGGTCTTGAGTATTGCTGGAACTGTTTGTGCGGTGGCCTCCACATTGGTCTTCGCCCCACAAATATATTCGATCTGCGTCTTGAGTCCCTGGAGTTCTTCGTCAGATAGTTTGTCAAAGTTCTTTGGCCTGATCTGCTTCAATTTCTCTGGAAAGACGTCGAATAACAGTTTTAGCTTGGTCAGCAGTGAGGAGCGGTCTGGGTCATCAGTACGTGGGGTCTCCTTCTTGGGCTCGGTTGGGGGCTTCTTTGGTGGCTCGGGCAGACTGGGGGCTACTTGTGGTGCGGGACTCGAAGTCGCAGGTGTTTCCTGGACCATAATCGATGAGAGATCTATCCCTTCCATGTGTGTATACTATTGTTAGGAAAAGGTAGGCAAAAAAATAACCTTTGGGACGGGTCTACTATTTATCGATTTTCAAGTGGATAGTTTTCGGAAGTACTGGGGTCCCATTGGATTTGGCCCGTCTTCTGTTCGGGACTGAGGTCTTTCTTGGTGTACTCGGAGGGGTCCTCGTCTTTTTTGGCTTCTCGGGTGTGGCCTCCAAGAGCTTGGATGTTTCAGGTCGAAGTTGTGGCTCTGGTGGGGGCGTGATTGGTGGCGGGACTATTGTTTCTTTAGGTTTTTCCTCTGGTGGGGGAGCCAGTATTGACTTGATTGGTTTCTTCGGCTTCTTGATCGGCGTGTCCTCCATCACTTCGACTTGAGGATGGTACCTGGGGATGGTTGGCTCAGGTCGCGGGGGTAACTCGTCCACGAAGTGCAAAGGTGCTTTCAGGTTCCGTCCCATGGCTCTCGCGAGAACAGTCTCCCTTTCTACAGGCACTTCGAGCTTCCTCGACTTGAGTACTTTCGTGTTGCTCTCTTTATATCCCTCCAACCCCTGAACATGAGAGAGGAATGCTCCTCGGTTCCCTGAAAACTCGTTGAGGTTAAGACTGAGGCGGTTCATTTCTGGATGTTCTAAATAGGCGATGCCCGGTTGGTCAGTTTTCATCCAGCTTTTTAGAGTATGGCCTTTTCTCTCAGGCTTGTCTGGGGCCTTCGACGCCCATAAATTGTTTTCTCGAACGGCAAGTTCTGGAGTATTGGCAACTTTGGAAGCGAGTTCATGGGCCGATCTAGCAGATGCAAGAAGTGGGCTCTTGAGTTTGCCCTCGCTGTCGAACTTTGGCTCGGTGTCGTATAGTTCAAAGGGCGCCTTGTATGTTTCTCCGCGATCCAACCCGGCAATAAACCCACCCAGGTATCCCTTGTTGGAGTAATAGGGCTCTCCTACTTCTAGTCCCCGCTCATAACCGGCCTGACCTCCCTTTTGGTAGATCTCATCGAGCTGGTGGTTCTCGGTGCGTCTGTTCTCATCAATATACTTGTTTGCCTGTGTCAGTGCTATATTTTGAGCCTCCACTAGATTCCCTTCTCTCTCCGCCTCGGTCTCGAGGGCTCGCATAAAGGCCGGAGTGAACGGCTCTTTTATGACAATGCGTCTGCTTCTGGGGAAGAACTCCTCCTGTTGTTTCTTGATCATCTCACGTAACCGCATTGTATATATCTGTGCAAAAAAATATGTGGCCTACTGATATATCGACCCATGTCGTGTAAACATATGATCAATAGAGGCAAGTCCGCGGGCCAACAGTGTACTAATGGCGGTCATCATAATGGGTATTGTTGGAAGCACAAGAAAGCTGTAGTCCCCAAAGACGTCGCCGAGGCAGTCACAGGAGGGGCCCATCAGGAGAAGAGACCAAAATACAAGTTCAGTGCCTTCCGGTTCACTGTCAACTCTAATACAAGCGCCACCAAGATGACCCCAGCGCAGGTCGGAGAGTTCAAGAGGTTGATCGGGTTCGTCTTCGACAAGGATAAAGTCGTTGATTACTTGAAGGACCAAAATGCGCCGGACCCAAAGACCAACATCAGTGAGGTCGATAGTATGTTCCACTTCGAGATCGCCCCGGGCAACAAGACCGTCCATGTTCATGGGGTCGTCAAGCTCAAGCACACCGGCCACTATAGTATGGTTGTTGAGAGAATCCGCGGGGTTATCAGTGGGGTACTCGGCAAGAAAGTCCATGTTAATATTCAGGCGAGCGGGGATGCAGACCGGGCGTGGGAACAGTACATGGAGAAGAGTCAATCGGCCGATAAGCTAGAGTAAAAAAAAGAGTGTATTTTTTTTGCAGGTTGTTTATTTACCCTCATCTTTGAGGATGTCTCTTCGTTTTGCACCAGAAGCGAGCGAGATGAGCCCCTCGGCACTCGAAGCGTAAGGATGGAGCAATCCCAAAAGTTCCAATTCGTCATCCAGATAGGCCTTTGCGCGTCTCATCGCTTCTGTCATCGCTCGCTCTTTCGGTAGTCCGGCTTTTTCATAGGCCGCACCGGTATCCTTGTACATTTTCAAAGCGACGGCTTCTTTTTCCTTCCTGGCATCTAGGTAGGCCTTGAGGGCGTCCGCCGGCTTTGCGAATGCATTAACAGTTGCGGTTGCCATTTTGTCCTGCACTTCGAGACCCAACTCCTTTCGGAACGTGGTCATATCCGCATCTTTATCCGCTATGAAGTCGATTGAACCTAACCCCTGAGTAACACCATTAAACCCACCAATTCCGAATGTTCTTGCTAGAGCCGACATGTCCAATATACTTCAGCCGCGAAAAAAATAATTGATATAAATATAATGAATCAGCCTGGCTTATACACAAAGGCATCCCTTGCAGGAAACCCAACACTAAAGAAGGTGGGCCAGATATACTATGAGGGAAATAAGAAGGTCGTGCCCGAAGAAGATATCGATCAGTTCCTGCGCGACTTCTATGACAACCCGGAGACGGGAATGCGGGGAAGGGACGCCATGTATGCAAGAATATCAGCCGAATATGTTGGAATCAGTCGCCGACGAGTGGCCCAATGGCTCGCCAATCAGGAGACAGCCCAAGTGCATCAACAAGTAAAGAAGGAACCGATCACTCGCCCGGCAGTCTTGCGCGCGGAAGGCCAGTGGGCAGTCGATCTTACATTCCTAAAAAGAGGCGACCCGGCCGAGGATGGCGAGCTGAAGGACAGCCAGATACTCTTGACAGTCATCGATCAGTTCAGTAAGTTTGGATGGGCTAGAATACTGCCCGATAAGAAGGGGTCGACCGTGGCGAAGGCGATGAAGGATATAATAAAAGAAACAAAAATAAGGGACCATAAACTCCCTACTCTGGTTCGCAGCGACAATGGATCAGAGTTCAAATCGGCCGAGTTTGCGAAAGTACTGGCCTCGATTGGGGCAAAACAGCGCTTTAGTGAGACGTATCAACCCAGACACAACGCAATGGTCGAAAGGTTCAACAAGACCTTAAAAGGAATGATCTACCGCTATCTCACGCAATATAACTCCTCTAAGATCGATGAGGAAACCCTGCAGAAATTAGTCAATAACTACAACAGCACTGTCCATGGTACGACCCAAGTGGTACCCAGCGAGGTGCACGACGGGAACAAGCTCGCGGCCAAAGATGCTCACTACAACATGAGGGCTCGCGCCGTAAAGTTGAGAGAACAGAATGAGGATAACTATCCGGACCTCGAAGTCGGGGACAAAGTGCGAGTTGCGAGAAGGACTGAGGGATCTTGGAGGCGCACTCGGCAGCTCAAAAAGTACTCGGCTATGAAACAGTGGGGCTTCGAAATTTATACAGTTTCTGGGATGACCAAGGGTAGCCCGACCAAATCCGTTACTTACACCGTGAAAGACGATCAAGACCATATATTAATGAGTGCCATCAATAAGGATGTAAACATCCCAAAAGCTTTCATTCGTCAAGATTTGCAGCTCGTGTATCCAGATAAGTTAATCAAGGGGGTAGAAGACCGCGAGCATTACGTCGTCGATTATATCAGCGACCAGAAAACGGGAAAGGACGGTAAGGTTAAATACTTGGTACATTGGCTGGGCTGGAATGATACTACTTGGGAGAAGGCACAACCGGGTTTAGAACAGGCGATCAAGGACTTCGAGGCAAAAAAATCCCATCTAAAAACAAAGAGTAAGTGAGGGTATACAAGGGCAAGAATGAGTCGCTATCAAAACGGTAAGATTTATCGGATTACTAGTGATCAAACTGATCGAGTGTATATCGGCTCCACATGCAATCCACTCAGCAAGCGAATGGTCCAACATCGGAAGCATTACAAGGAGGTTACCTCTGGCACTCGCGCAAAGTCAATCATGTCATCAGTCGAAATTCTTCAGTACGAGGATGCCACGATAGTACTAATTGAAACCCACCCTTGTGCGAGCAAAGAAGAGCTCTTTCGTCGAGAAAGATATTGGATTGAGAATACAGAAAACTGCGTAAACCGACGTGTTCCGGGACGGACAGTAGCCG